CTCCTGAATGGTTTACAGCAGTTTGAGGATTCAACTGAATATGAGCTGAAGACCATTAGAGAATCTGTTGAACCTGTGATTTCACAGGCACATTGGCATCACAACCTTACTCTTTTGAACGGTATTACTGCAGCAAGGCTGACAAAGTGGGATAATGCTGCTGACAGCATTCAGTCTATTACTGAGAATATGGGTAGCCTCGCCAGCCGAATTGCAGCCCTGGATTCTCAGCTCACCCACCACATCGACATTGAGCATCACGATATGGAGCTTATGGAGGAAGAAATCATCAATCTTCAGACCAGGGTTACTATCCTTGAATCACAGATTATCGGCGGTGGAATTATTCTGTTTGCCGCCGGTGATGATGTGTTCGATAAATACGATACAACTGTTTGCTTACAGCATAACAACGGAACATACTCACTTGCTAAATTTGCGGAGCAGTATCCGCAGTTCTGTTCTGGTGTAGACGGATATGTGCTGAACTACAGCTACGAAGCTCTTAACTGGGGTGCAGAGGTTACAACCACAATTTGTACTGCAGTCAATATCAATGAGAACAGCAAGATTCTGATGGAATACAGCTCAGGTGCATCACAGCCCGGTTCTATGTATCTTGTTCGTAATGAAGGACGTGATTCACATACTCCAATTGCTGACTTTATCTTCAATAAGATTAAGGAACATGACTGCATCGAGCTGTCCTTCAACTGGCTGTATTCCGAGGATTACATTACAACTCTCACTTCTTGTTCCGATGTTCCACCTGGCGAATATTACATTGCCTGGGTTGGAATTTCAGATAACACGCATCCGAAAATCAAAACTGTAAAACTTATTAAGGGGTGATTCAAATGAAAGAAACCTTTTGTCTTATCACAGGAGTTGTGGGTGGCTTTATTGCCACTCTGCTCGGTGGCTGGGACTCAGCACTTGCAACGCTCGTAATCTTTATGGGCATTGACTTCGTAACCGGAATTGTAACTGCAGCGATGGGTAAATCAAAGCACAGCGTAAGCGGTACACTCAACAGTAAGGCAGGATGGATTGGACTTGCAAAGAAATTCTGCATTCTGCTCATGGTTGTTGTGGGTGTCAGAATTGATATTCTTCTCGGAACTACATATATCCGAGATACAGTCTGCATCAGCTTCTGTCTGAATGAATTGCTTTCCATTGTAGAGAATACTACTCTGATGGGCATTCCTTATCCACCTGTTGTGAAGAATGCAATTGATGTACTGCAGTCAAAAGTTGGCAGACAGGAAGAAGATGTAAAGAACTTAATAGATGAAAAGGAGGACGCCAGTAATGAAAAGGAAGTATGATGATAACACGCAGCTGACAGCACATTTTAATGCACATGAGTTTAAGTGCAAATGTGGTAAGCCGCATGACTTTGAACTTTCCGATGAGCTTGTTACAAAGCTTGAAAGGTTATATGAAAAGCTGAACTGCTCTAAGATTATCGTTACAAGCGGATTCCGTTGTACAGCTCACGATAAAAGTGTGGGCGGCAGCGGAACAGGACAGCACACCAAAGGTACTGCTGCTGACATTTGCTGCTATGGACAGGACGGTAATCCTATCAGCAGTAAGATTGTCTGCTGTACTGCACAGGATTTAGGATTCGGCGGTATCGCTAACATTACATCCGAATATATTTACACTCATGTTGATGTGCGAACAGGACTCCGCTGGCTTGGTGATGAAACTGTAAGCAATAACACAGTTACTTCTGATTTTTATCAGTATTTCGCTCCATCAAAGGATGCAAAGAACGGAATTGATCTCAGTGAACACAACGGACTCGTAGACTGGAACAAGGTCAAAGCGGACTTTGCAATTATCCGTGCAGGATTCGGATGTGACATTAGTCAGAAAGATGACCGTTTTGAAGAAAACTATTCAGGCGCAAAAGCACGTAATATTCCTGTAGGAGCATATTGGTACTCCTACGCTATGGATGAAAATGAAGCAAGGCTGGAAGCAGATGTATTTCTTGCAACTATCAAAGGTAAGCAGTTTGAGTATCCTGTGTTCTATGATGTGGAAGAGGAAAAGCAGTTTGAACTCGGAAAAGAGAAACTTTCTGCTATCATCCGAGTCTTCCTTGAACGTGTGGAGGCGGCAGGATATTTTGTCGGACTGTATGGCTCTGCATCTTCTCTTGTCACCCATACTGAAAATGACATCAAAGAGAAATATACAATCTGGCTTGCGCATTGGTGTGAGAATACCAATTACAGCGGTGCTTACGGTATCTGGCAGCATTCCTGCAAAGGCAAGGTTGATGGTATCATCGGTGATGTTGACCTCGACAAATGCTATGTTGATTATCCTGCAACAATTAAGGCAAAGGTACTGAACGGCTACGGAACTACTCCTACTCCTGCACCATTGCCGGATGACAGCGTTTACGCCACGGTTACTGTTGACGGAAAGAAATACTCTGGAAAACTGAATAAGGCATAAATTTATCCCCGAAGAATGTGAGTTATATTCATATTCTTCGGGGAATTTTTCTGTTTATTTACTGATTAACATACGTTTCATCATGCAAAGATCGAATACATCAAGCTGTCCGTCCCTGCATAAATCAGCATTTTTCCAGTTGGAAAGAGATGCATTTGATGCGCCAATCAGCCATTTCTGGAGCATCACCACATCAGAAACTGTGAATGTGCCGTCTGCGTTGATATCGCCTGAAACTGTTTCATGTATGCTTTCTTCGGACATTCTCACGCTTTCCTGTGTTTCAAAACAGTATCTCCATACGCTGCCGTCCTTGCGGATAAACCACGCATAGCCCTTGTCCTGTTCTTCCACATATTCAGCTCCTATAACTTCTTTGACATCGGAAATGGCAAAATGCTGTCCTGCAAGGTTTATTGTAAGTACATCATCATTTGTAATAATCCATCTGATTAGTAAATCACCGCCGTCACCGAATTTGCTGTCGTATGCGTGAATATAGAATGAGCCGTCATCGTGAAAAAGCTCGCCGTTGTCAATGGTAGTTGTGGGGATAATTTCAACTTCCTTACCATCCCATAACATATAGCATTTACCGTCTGTTGTTCGGTAAACATAATCCATATATCCACGATCCGTAAGTTCATAGCCTACCCACTCAACGTTGTCTGCAACCTTTGTTTTGCTGAACGAAGGATACGTTTTGCATTTCCATAGAGTTTCGCTCTCAAGGAAAAGGTCATATTTCACTAATTCCGCATTCATCATTCCTGTTGCTGTATGAACTGCAGTCGGCTTTCCACCACTGAATTTGATGTCATACCATATGATTTCGCCTTCACTGTTGAGATAGTACATTCCGGGATATACAACTTCTGCACAATTTTCACCCACTTTAACGGTCGCAGCACCGTCAGCGTCCGGATAAATCTCATACAGCGTTCCGTCTGTTGCTATGGCACTGCCTTTCTGTATACTCTCAAATTTGAGATCCTCTACAGGTATTCCATTCAGAATAAGCGTTCCGTCATTTTTCAGAACAAGGTCAATATAGACGTATTCTCCGCTTTGATTCTTTTCATATGTTCTTGAAAATGACTTTACGTTTACATCAGCTTTATAGTAAGTATCGCCCTTGATTCCATAAAGAATCTCGTTATCCACAACAACATTGTATTTACCATAGTAAAAACTGTCGTAAACCTTTGGATTTGTTGTGATTCCGTTTAATTCCGGACTGATATACTGAATGGGAGTTACCTCAATATTTCCTGTGTGTATCTCATTGCCATCAATTGTAACAGTATATGTTGCAGAACAAGGCTGTGAAGCATAGGTTTCGATGACTGTACCCGAATTATTTGATCTGTCTCTTAAAATATGCAGAGCGTTATTGTCGCTGAGTGTTATTTGGGTACTGTAATTTTCAAAAAGTCCGATGGGATAAATGCCGATATTTTCTGTATATCCCTGTTCGATTGTGTAGTCCTCCCACTTTACAACATCAAGACGCTGTTCAAGGGAAATATTATCCATATCATCAAGGACGCACTGAACAAGGGATAAATCCTTAATAAACGAAATATCGTCAATCTGTACCGATTCCATGTATATATACTTCAGCTTGGGAAGTTTGGTAAGTACAGAAAAGTCCTCCGCCTTTCCGCCTTCAAAATCTATAAAATTACAGTTCTTCAGCATTTCCATCCAGGATAAATCGCTGACATCATCAAGGTTGAAACGAATGCCGTTTGCCTGTTCTACTTCCTCAACAGTAATGATTCCGTCGCTGTCACGATCAAAATAGTTGTTTTTGAACACTGCATATACAGACTCATCCACATTAACAGGGACGACACTTTCAGCCTTTACATCATATACTGCCAAACATGGCGAACATAACGCTAATGTACAGAAAAGTGAAAATAGTTTTTTCATGTGATTGTACTCCTTTGAATTGCTTTGATACTCTTATATATAACACTTATATTATTATATCACATGATATCATTTTTTTCAATAGAGTGTCGACTCGTTTTGAAATATTTCAAAAGTCAGAATAAACTTATATGAGACAGATTTCGAGTATTGCAATAGACTGTGGTGTAGTGCAATACATACAGAGGTGAATACGGATGACGACATCAAGAGTCGATATGCCATCTGGCTTGCACATTGGTGTGAGAACACAAATTACAGCGGTGCTTACGGCATCTGGCAGCACTCCTGCAAAGGCAAGATTGACGGTATCAGCGGTGACGTTGACCTCGACAAATGCTATGTCGATTATCCTGAACGGATTAAGGCAAAGGTACTGAACGGCTACGGAACTACTCCTACTCCTGCACCGTTGCCGGATGACAGCGTTTCCGTTGAGGTTACTGTTGACGGAAAGAAATACTCTGGAAAACTGAATAAGGCATAAATTTAGGGCTGTTGAGAGATAATTTGTAATTCTCTCAAACAGCCCTTTTTTCACACGCTATGTTTTACTCTATCCTCAACCTCTGCACGTTTGCCATCGTTGAAACGGTCGAGCGAGCCTACAAGATAGCCTGTGATTCTTCTCACTCTCTCAAACGGGATATTTTCAAACTCACATTTCAGGTCGACAAATTCCCCGTCTACCTGAATAGTCAGTTCCTTAATAATTTTATCTGCGTACTTCTGCTTACTGTGTTCGATGTATGCGTCAATCTCTTCCTGCGGAATCTGTTCTCCGATTACTGTTACTTTCATATAGACCTCCTGCGAATGATGTTTTTGCTTTATCCATTATACCACAGGCAGAAAATTTTTTCAATATTTTTTATTCTGGGGGTTCGATTTTGGCACTTTTTCTTTGCCTATATAAGTAGAAGCATAAATCACAAAAAAATATTTTTCTGCAAGGGGTACGAATTCGGCTATATTTTTTAGACTTTACACTTAGAGAGGAAACACTCCCGGAAAGGAAATGCTTATGAACTTAAAACAGAAGGTACAGGTTGAAAAACTCAAAAACGAGGGCTATTCTTTTAAAGAAATCAGCGAGAAATTAAATGTATCAGTAGGCACAGTAAAATCTTACTTTGCAAGAAAAGACCAGCATCCGAAATGCAACTGCTGTGGTGTGGAATTAACAGGAACCGTAAAACGTGAAAGACGTTTTTGCAGTGACAAGTGCCGCATGAAGTGGTGGCGTGACAATAGTGATGTTTCACGAACCACGGTCAGAAAGGTATGTCCGATTTGCAGTCGTACATTTATTTCATATCCGAGCAAGAAACAGACCTACTGCTCAAAGCAGTGTTCAGGAAAGGCAAGGTGGCTTAATGCAGCACAACATAATGATGTATCAGATAATGTCTGACATTCTGAAAAACTGGCTGAAAAGCGGGATTATCAACAAGAAAGAGTACCAGGTAATGAACACAAGAATGGCTGAAAAATATGGCATATCTTTGTCAGGTATATTCGTTGATAATATCTGACTTCTATTGTAATATGGTAGCGGAAGGAGGATGGTATCATGCCAAGATTGATACAAAAAATTGAACATTCCAAACAATCATGTCCCAGACTGCTGAGAGTAGCGGCTTATGCAAGAGTTTCAAGCGGCAAGGACGCAATGCTTCATTCACTTTCAGCACAGGTTGGATATTACACAGAACTGATTCAAGGTAATCCTGAATGGCAGCTTATTGGAATATATTCTGATGAAGCTCTTACAGGAACGAAAGAAACCCGTGATGAATTTCAGCGTATGCTGACGGATTGCAGAGAGGGAAAAATTGACCTGATTCTTACAAAGTCAATCAGCCGTTTTGCAAGAAATACGGTCACACTTCTTGAAACAGTACGAGAATTGAAACTGCTGAATGTGGATGTGTATTTTGAAGAACAGGGCATTCACAGTATCTCTTCTGATGGTGAACTGATGCTGACAATATTAGCTTCCTATGCACAGGAAGAAAGCTACTCTGCAAGTGAAAATCAGAAATGGAGAATCCGTAAGCAGTTTCAGGAAGGAATTGTAAGTTCACTGCAAATGCTCGGATACCGCAGAACAAAGGACGGAAGTCTTGAGATTGTTCCTGAAGAAGCTGAAATAGTCCGCTATATATTTGATGAAGCACTCAGCGGAAAAGGACCACTCCTGATTGCCAATCTCCTGAATGAAAAAGGCTATAAAACCATAAACGGATGTGAGTGGAATAAAACCGCTGTCCTGCGAATTCTGACAAATGAAAAGTACACAGGCAATATGCTGCTTCAAAAGTTCTACAACGAAAACCATATCACCAAAAAGAAAATGGTGAACAACAATGTTCTGGAACAATACTACGTTCAGGATTCGCATCCTGCAATTATCAACATCAGAGTGTTTGAAACGGTGGAAATGATGTTGAAAAAGCGGAGCGAACAGTTTACTGCTCCCAATCCGACAACAAACCTTTACCCTTTCAGCGGCATCATTCATTGCTGCAACTGTGGAAGAAGCTACCGCAGAAAAACAACGCCAACAGGTGTAGTTTGGGTATGCTCCACTTACAATACTAAAGGCAAAAAATTCTGTCCAACTGCAAAACAGATACCTGAACCGACATTAATTACCGCTTGTTGTGATGTGTTGAAACTGTTGAAATTTAGTGTTGAAAACTTTAATAACAATATTAAACAGATACTTGTACCTGCACCGAATGAATTGATTTTCCTGTTTCATGACGGACGGCAGGAACATCATATCTGGAAAGACCGTTCACGTTCTGAAAGCTGGACTTCTGAAATGAAAGCCAAAGCTGCGAATACAACAAAGAAAAGGAGATGGAACAAATGAAAACGGTAACGAAAATACCTCCCAAGCGTAACCCTTTGACGTTTGCACCTTTAGAAAATGTTGCAAAACGCAGAGTGGCTGCTTATGCGAGAGTATCAACAGATTCTGACGAACAGAAAACTTCCTACGATGCACAGGTAGATTATTACACAAAATACATCAAGGAAAAAAGCGACTGGGAGTTTGTCGGCATCTATACAGATGAGGGTATTTCAGCAACCAACACAAAACACCGTGACGGCTTCAACAGAATGATTGCAGATGCTCTTGACGGAAAAATTGACCTTATTGTTACAAAGTCAGTTTCCCGATTTGCAAGAAATACGGTTGATTCCCTTACCACGATCCGTAAACTGAAAGAGAAAGGCATTGAAGTATATTTTCAGAAGGAAAATATTTACACTCTCGATTCAAAGGGAGAACTTCTGCTGACAATTATGTCAAGCTTATCCCAGGAAGAATCACGTTCCATTTCCGAAAATGTTACGTGGGGACAGCGTAAACGTATGGCTGACGGAAAAGTATCACTCCCCTACAGTCATTTTCTCGGATACAAAAAAGGTGAAGATGATGTACCGGAAATTGTTCCCGAAGAAGCTAAAATCATAAGGCTGATTTATCGCAGCTTCATGCTTGGCAAGACTCCGAACAGAATAGCCGAAGACCTGACCTTTATGGGAATACCTACACCTGCAGGTAAAGAAGTGTGGGCAAGGTCAACTATTGAAAGTATTCTGACAAATGAAAAATATCGTGGTTCAGCACTTCTGCAAAAGAGCTTTACAGTCGATTTTCTGACAAAAAAGAAAAAAGCGAATGAAGGCGAACTTACGCAATTTTACATCGAGAATTCTCACGATGCAATCATTCCACCGGAAGAATTTGAAATGGTACAGGCAGAATTTGCAAGACGCAAAGCTCTCGGTAAGGCTTACAACTGCAAGAGCATTTTTACAGCAAGACTTGTGTGTGAATGCTGTGGTGGATATTTCGGCTCGAAGGTGTGGCACTCCACAAGTAAATACCGACGTGTAATTTGGCAGTGCAATAAGAAATTCAAGAATGGTGATAAATGTACGACTCCGCATTTGTATGAAGATTACATAAAAGAGAGCTTCGTCACCGCGATGAATAAGATACTTGCGAACAGAAATGAAATTATCCGAAACTGTATGCTTTTATGCAGCGAGTTCCTGCAGGCTGATGATTTGCAGGAAAAGATTGCTGCAATTGAAGAACAGAAAATCAAATTGTCTGAAAAAATCAGAAAGCTGATTCAGGCTCATAAAGTGAAGCCAATGGTAGCTGAAGATTATTACAGAGAGTGCAATACTCTGAATACTGCATATTCTGAACTCGAAACAAGGCAATCCTCATTTCAGAACCGAAAGGAAGAACTTCTTGTAAAACAGAAATTCATCCGGGACTTTATTGAATCTCTGAAATCACAAGATGACTTCATTACTGAATTCTCTGAAACGCTGTGGCTGAAATCCATTGACCATGTAACCATCTGCACAGATGAAAAACTGATATTCTGTTTCCGTGACGGAACGGAAGTAAAAATATAACCCTCAATAATAACTCAGAGGACTGCATTCATGATGAATTGCAGTCCTCTTTTTTGCTTTCTACAGTTTTTATCCGAGATACACTTTTTTTGCAATTATTCAGCTTTCCAAAGAAACGAAAACCCTATCCAAATAAACGGGAATTTCTCCAAAGAAACAGGAACTATGCAAAGAAACAGAAAGCCGAAAAATGCAACCACCCCCTCGAAAATGCAACCACCCCCTTAAAAATGCAACCGCTAAGGCTTCGTGTTTCGTTGCTCTTTTCGATTTCGTATATTTTCCGTTTATTTGGTTCAAAATAAACGGGAGTATTTTCAGCCGTTTCGTTGTATGCTGTTTTCACCTATTTTACGGTATTTTACAAAATAAAAAACGCAACGATATTGTATCAATCGTTGCGTTTAGATGTGGTTGCGGCGGCTGGATTTGAACCAACGACCTTCGGGTTATGAGCCCGACGAGCTACCTAGCTGCTCCACACCGCGATTTCTCGTCTTACGACTATATTATTATACCACGGCTTACAGTGAATGTCAACACCGGCAGATATATTTTTTTATTTTAACAAACGCTCATCCTGAACGGGAGCGAGCTTGTCGGACTTTAGCCGGTTGCAGGTCATGTGTGCCAGCTGCATATTGCTGATGTCAGAGGGGTGTCCGCCCTTTGACACGGGAATGATGTGGTCGATGCAGGGCGACAGCGGATCCGGGAACTTGATCCGGAAGTCCACGGGCTTGCCGCAGATACCGCAGACCTTCTGTGTGGCATAGATCTTCTTTTTGTTGGAATTGAACTGCGCCCTCTGAGTGCCGTTGTGGTCAGGGCGGAGATTTGGCTTTGCCATAGTGTCACCTCCGGGTATAAAAATAGCACCCTTGCAGGTGCTTAGTGTTAAGGCTTATATATCGGTGTCTTGGTTTCAATGCCTTCAAATTTTTCATCGCCGTAAAAACGAACTTTTAGGATGTCGATGTTACAAGCTTGAAAATAGGGATATTATAATTGACATCCTAA